TCGTCGGGTGCTGTGTCCACGCCTGTCTCGATCGGCTCGACCATTACCCCGCTGACGATGTTGTCGAATTCCACGTCAGAGACACCCTCGCCTGCAAACTTGAGCAGCAGCCGCGCAGAGAGTTTCTTCAGATCGTCGGAGCGCCCGACCATGTTCTGCAACTCCTGCAGGGCCTGGGTGATGACACGGGCCGCCGAGGCAAGCCTCATGTTGTCCTCTGGCGCAATGTCTGGCCGGCGCACAGTGATGTCTGCCGCAGTGATGAAGTGGCCCTTCTTGCCGAGCTGCACTCTCCGATTCCAAGAATGAACGGCTATGTCCGCCAGTATCCAGCCAAAGTAGGCTTGTCTCCGAAGCAGGAAGCGGCGGCGCTGCTCACCGAGCGTTCTGGCAGCGGCCAAAGTCGTCTGCTCGGCTTCGCCAAAGTCTAGCAAGGAGAGGCCGGGAGAGCCAGCCACGTTCATCAACCGCAGGGCCGTCCCGTCTGCGGACACGTCAGCCGCGTTGACCTCCGGCGAGTTGGCCTCCCACTCCTCCATACCCTTCTCGAGGACCATCACCGAGCCTGCGGGCGGCGTCTGCGAGTACTGCTTTCTCTTTTTATCTACCAAGCGCCCTGGCACGCTCACGAACCACAGAAAGGCTCTGAAGGCGGCGTTGATCCTGACCCGGTCCTCGAGCCAGCGCGAGTAGCGCTTCAGCCACGGCAGGACGGGTGCCAGGTCGGACTCCCCCCTGACACACCCAACCGGCCTGTTGATGGCGTAGTGCAGCATCGCCCTGAACTTTTCGGCGTCGAATTCCTCTCCGTTCTTGACTACGACCTGGCTCAAGTCCTGCATACTGGGATGATACCAGGGCTTCTCCTCCCCACCTGGCGCCGATGACTTCTCATAGTAGATCTGCTCGTCCTCCCAGTCCCCCTCTTTCCAGTCTATCCGCTTGATGCTCGATGCTGGCATGGCCCGGAGGTAGGTCATTCCATCAATCGGGTTGGTGTAGAGGATCGGGAATAGCTCGCCAGTCCGGCACAACTCGTCGCACCAGTCCGACTGTCGGACAGTTAGACGGTTATTGGGGTGTGTAGAGAACTTCTTGAGCCAGTCATCTAGCAGCTTATAGCCCGGAGCGGTCAGCCTGAAGCCTTCTCCGCCGACCACGTAGGCCGTTACCGTGCCCACGACCCGCCGCGCCATCGGGTTCTTTCTCCAGGCGGTGAGCGCGTCGGTGAACTCCTGCAAAAGCTCGCCCCACTCCTTGTCCAGCGGCGTGCCGGCGCGCTCGATTATGGTAAGGCCATCGTCCTTCTTGCCCACGCTCACCGCCGTGACCGTAGCAAGCGCGGCCCGGATGTTTCGAGCTATGGGTGCCAGCACCCTTCCCAGTGCTTTGTGATACCACTTGGCTTGTTCGTCCATTGATCTCCCAGATATAAACGCAAACGCCCACCAACTCAAGCGGCGGGCATCAAAGGCAGCCACTCAGAAGGCGGGCGGGGTAAAACTTACGCGGCCCTGTTATTCAGTTAACTCTCTACGCTTACTTCTTCTCCTCGTAATACTTCTTGACGTAGGCGCAGAAGGAGAGCATCAGGCGCCTTACCATGAACAGAAACTCCTTGACTGCTGGATGATCCAAAACGCTCTCGTCACTCATCTACCACCCCTGTGTCTCGCCTGAATCAATGATGTCTTCCGGCTCAATGATGTACGACTCACCCGTCCCGCCAGTCTCGCCCTCTACGTACATGACTGCGTACCTGGTCCCGTCGAGGCCATGATCATCTTTCTTGACCGGGACTTCCTTCTCCTCTTTCCCGTCGCTCGGGGCCCAGACGTAGCCCGGATACTCGTCCTCGGTGCAGGTGGGCCGCCGCATCCCCTCCATTCTCTCGTCTGTTTCTACACACGCATTCAGGAAGTAGAACAGCCCCGGCCTACCGCTGTTTACGTCGAGCCTGGCCTGAACAGCCTGGATGCCCGTTTGGACATCCTTAATGGCCTGCTCTGTCGCAATGCCGTTCTCCTCAAGGGTGGCCCGCCCTTCAGCGTCCCAGTCGCAAACTGTTGTCTCGATCGGCTCGCCTACGCTCAGGGCTTTGATGTGCTCGGCGTGGTCCCGCACCGTCCGCTTCGACATGTAGATTTCTCGATAGCGGTACATGTCGCCGTCCGGCCCCACCGCCCACCAATGGCAGTTTCCACAAACCATTGGCCGGGCATTGCGCCTAACAACCAGTGTGCTATTCGGCACCTCGAAACAATAGATTGTGCCGTCGTAGTTTACAGTCTCCACTTTTAGTCGCGCCACAATAGCGCGCTTGAACTTGTGGAAACGAACGACGTAGTTCAGCACCGGCTTCCCTGTGAACCCAACAGGTCGTTGTTTCCCAATCACCGACGCACGGCCCAACAACACAGCAAGCCACTGAACATCGTCTGCGAGCTCCTTCCTGGTCGTGTAGTATGCCAATGTCGCATTTGGTCTATCTGACCCATCACTTGCAATCAACCCAACGAACAATGCCTCTAGCGCAGGCCGTGGCCATGCAAGCGCCCAGCTCGGTATCCGCTTGGCTCTAAACGGTTCCAGTAGCCGGTATAGATCCGTTGATTGGATGCGATAGTCATACACACCGTCCTTGCCTTCTCTCGCTGTATAGTGCCAGCCCAAAGAGTCTAGGCAACACTCCAGTCGCTCGCGGTCTACCTTTTGTGCAATGCGAACATAGTGACCAGCCTTGGTATGCAGTAACGAACCATCACCGATCCACCAGCCCAAAAACTCAGCAAACAGCGATAGTTTAACCGGAGACAACTTCCACCGCTCATGTTTGTAAGGTACTTGGAATATGGGGTCATCGTCGCACTTGACACCGGCCGACCCTGTGGGAATAGCCCCCCATGCTGGCATCGTATCAGCACGCGCATATTTCCATTTCCCTGTGCGGCGACTCTCAATGACCATTCTGTGATTCGGCGTGACGCAAAAGTTGACGCCCAGCTGAGCGCCGGCGGTTGCCATAACCATCGGCCCGATGTACCGTTGCACAATCCGCACTGTGGGCATTTGGTACTCAATGGCCTTTGTGTTAACACCTACAGTTGCGAGCCTAACACCATCGGGTACGCTCTTGAATTTCATCCAGCCTTGCTCTGTCAATACCTCTGTCATATCATCGTAGCACACGAAGGGGTTATTGAAGCCGAAGTCTACTACCCGGAACCTCCGCCACTCGTCCGGGATCCTGAACGGGTCAATGACGTGCAGCCGGGGGTTCCACGTCGGATACACCGCTCCCTCTGCCAGCGCCGGCCGTCCATCCCTCAGCCTGGCTCTCCTGACCCCGGTCAGCCCGTCCAGCACCAGCTCCGTTCTGCGCCCCTGCTCTGTGATCTCCCCTGTTTCCTGGTCGTAGAGCACGGGGTTCTCGGTGCGGTAGGACTGAAAGAGCGTCAGTGAGACGCGCTTGTAAACCCAGTGGGTTGGCCAGGCCGGGTTCATGTCCCCTATGGTCTGGGCGTAGGGCATATTGCCAGCCCTGCCGGTCGCCCTGGTGGTCAGCGTCTCCCATTCTGCCAGACTCAACTCCTCGGCCTGGTTGACGTAGATGATGTCGTGCTCGGCGGAGAGTATCTTGGTGGACTTGTCCATCCCACAAATCCAGATACGCGATCCGTTGGGATAGTCGTACCACTGGGGCTTCTCGCCGCCGTAGGCACCAACCGGCCCCTCGTAGCCAGGCGTCGGGCCAGCCTCACCCAATATCCCCAGCACCTTGCGCTGAAAGGTCTGGAGGACGGTAGAGTATGTGCTTGTTAAGGTCTTACGCAGGATGACAATACTTGAGTTTGGATACTTGCAGGCGCATAGATGCAGCTTCCAGCAGGCCGCGAGCGTTTTCCCCGTTTCAGCCATTCCATGGATAATAGCCTCCGGGTCCTGGCACTTCAGAAACTCAGCCGCGCCGCCGTAGGGCGTGTAGTGGGCGATCTCCCCCGGTGCTGCCTCTCGAATCCTGTACTCAGCCATGCCAGCCGCTAAATGTCCTTATCTAGGTTCATGTTGCCGACGATGATCTGCACAGCCACCGTCGCACCCGGCTTCTCCTTGAACATGGCCCGAACCTTGGCGATCTTCTCCAAAGCCTCCAGCGCCGAGTACAACTGGATGGACTCTCCCCTCTGCGTCACCGAGTACCTCTGCGCCAGAAAGGTCACGCCGGCCTCCTCGGCCTTCGCCAAATCAACGGAGATAGTGCCGTCCTCGTTCTCTGTCAGGAAGTCGCCTATGTCCCCGCTGGCTATTTGCGACAGCCGGGCCAGCACCTCCCCGGCGCTCATGGCGTACTTATCCAGTGTGCGCCGCACCAACTCACGGACTCTGGCGTCGTGCTTGAGATTGCTGCCCAACTGCCTCAGAGTATTCCGATTTCCCTTACACCCCGCTTCCTTTGCGGCTCGAGTAGCGTTCCAATGCGTCAGGTACTTATTGGCCCACACCTGCATCATGTCGGTCATCCCTGCCCGCAGCTCCTCGTCTGTCAGTGCCGAGTAGTCGGGTATCTCTTCTGGTAACATAGCACGCACGTCTTTGCGTGGCATTATCCTGCGTCTCCCTCATGGTATCCGACCGAGAAAATAGTACACCAGTGCCATCGCCCCGCCCATCAATAGTCCCTGCACGATGGTCTGGAGAATGGCCGGAGTTCTCTGATTCAACTCCGCTATCTCCGCGTCCACCTTCTCTCGTCTCTTGTCCAGGGCCCCATCAATCTTATCCAACCGCGTCAGAATTGCACTCTGGTTAGATGCCATCTGCGTCTGGAAGTGAGCGAACTGCACTTGTAGCCCCTCCATCCTGGTTTCAAGTGCTACGATGCGCTCCGCAATCTTATCTTCTGCTGCCATAATGTTGCTCCGATGTTTGATTATCCGCCTTGACCCATCACCCAAGCTGAAAGGAGTTTGAAAGTACTTGAGTGACGGGCCAAGGAGGAACACCGGCCCTCGCCGCTCTACGAGAGCCGGAAGGTGAAAGCTACTTACT